ATTTTCAATAAGAGTCCGTGCTATGTTACCCATTGGCGTTGGAAGTACTTTTGCCTTACCAACAACATTATTACCATCCCATCCAAGACTTTCTACCAATATTGCTATTTTATCTGGATTGATATCCGGCGAAACCGGGTGACCGAGTTCACCCCATAAACTTCTATTATTAACCTTTTCGTTAACCTTTTTAATCTCACGTTCAAGTATACCCTTTGGATACTTTCTGCCATTGATATTCATTAGCTCCGCTGAACTAAAAATGCCTACAATAGATAAACTGTCGCTACTTTTATCTATTTTAATATTGTGTGATACTTCGGTAATTAGCTTACGTTTAGTATTCATATTCTGTACCTCGTTTTATTAATCATCATCCGGTACAATCGGATTGATATCATTCTTTAATTCAAGTTTATCCTTCAAAAATGCATCCCTTGTTTTGATAAATTCATCCTTAATTGTTTCCTTTGATGTTACAAAATCATCTTCCTCAAATGCATTTATTGCTGTCTCAATTTTTTCACTATCCATCATCACTACCTCCACATTACATAGTTATTACTTGTATTTATAAAAAGTAAAAGGGTAATAGAAACTTACCTATTACCCTTTATCCTGCTATATTTTTACTGATTGATATTTAACTAATAACCGTCTCCGTCACTTTCTGGAAACATTTCCTTATCTTTCTTAAATCCTTCGGCATTTTGCTTTATTTCATCATCAGTCAACTGCAGATACTTACTCATTAAGAATGTTTTGGAGAAGGTTTCATCCCCTGATAAGTTGTTATAATTGCTAAACTTTTGCTCCAAGAACGCCTGCTCCATCTGGTCCTTATAATGTGATGGCGGATTCATGAATATTTTAATCTTATTACGGTTTAATTCATACTGTTTCTTAATCTTCTTAAATTCAAGATGTAATAGAAATAACTCCTCAAATTCATTACATATTCTGGACTGCTGTCTTTCAAGGAAGGTAGCCCATTTCATTTCATCACGTGCTATTTCACCGGCTTTACTGCCACCAAAAATATTATCCTGTTGCTGGTTTTCCTGTGCTGCATTTATTCTTGATAGAGGATATTTCAAGGCCCGGTAAAGCTTGCGAGCGAAATAATAGATATCATCCAGTTCCGTGAATCCCTTAGAATCACCACCAACTGTTTGTATGTCTGAACCTCTACCGTCGCCCGATTGTGGAATATAATAATTTTCTAAAAGTGAATTCTTTATAAATACTAATGACTTACCGTTTTGACTCACAGCAAAATTATGATTTTTATCAACTTCAATACATCCAGCGTCATCTATTTCATTAAGATATTCTATTTTCACTACTCTCATAAATAAACACCCTTCCTACTCATTAGACCTGTAAAAACGTTTTTAATATGTTTATACAGACTGTTTTATTATTTATCCAATTACATTCATCTAAAACAAGTAAATCAATACCTTTATTTTTACATTGTTCTATTTTTTGATTATCCTTGTTTTTACTATAATCACTAGAATGCCAAAATGTACCATTAAATTCAACAGCTTTCATTATATCAGGAATCCATACATCAAGTTCGAGATTTCTACCTGTGTTATTATTTATTATTTGTGTTCTATCATTTTCTATAACATTATAATTAATTAATGATTTTACAATATTAGTTACATCCTTTTCCATACGTGACGATTGACAATGACTGTAACATACTGGACATCGCTTACCTTGTTGAAATGAATTATATGATACACTATAAATATGACCTTTTGTACATTGAACTTTAATTTTATGTTTACAGTCTGTGTATGTTTTACTTAATAGTTTATATCCTTCTTTTTCGATCTGCTCCTTTATATAATCATAATCAAATGATTTTTGTTTTTCATAACATATTAAACATCTATGCTTTAAATGCAACCAATTGCCAAATTTCACATTATAAATGTGACCTTTTGGACATTGAACTTTAATTTTTTTAGTTGTGTTTTCATACTTTTTACTTAATAGTTTATATCCTTCCTTTTCAATTTGATTTTTAACGTATTCATAAGTATGTTTTTTCTTTCCTGAGCATATTAAACATCTATTACCAGCTAAAAATATATCCCACCTAACATACCATATATGACCTTTTGGACATTGTAATTTTAATTTGGTTTTATTGTTTTTGTATTCATTACTTAATAGTTTATATCCTTCCTTTTCTAATTGTTCCTTTATATAATCATATGTATGCTGTTGTTTACCAGCGCATACTGGACATCTTTGACCTGCTAAAAAATTACCTGTAGCCGCTTCGTATACATGTCCTTTATTACATTGTATTTTAATCTTTGCCTTATTATTAATATATACCGGACTTAATAATTCATATCCTACTGTTTCTATTTGTGTTTTGACGTATTCATATGTATGTTTTTTAGACATTTTCTACCAAATCCATTTCAGTTGTCAAGTTTTGAGCTTCGACTTCTATAATCCCTGTTTTTGTGTCATCTTTCCATACACAAAATTTATGGTCATATGTTGTATCAATATAATTATCATTAGTTAACCAAATACGTATTAATTTTTCATTTTCACGAGTTATTTTAGCATTTATTATTTTACCTGGTTCAATTTTTAATGTATTTTGATTAATACTATATACCCAATTTTCCTTTCCTTCATTGTGTTCATTGATAATATTTTCTAATGTCAAATATCTACCATCTAATAAAGGAATTTCAGTATTTTTTCTAATACAGAGTATTTCAGGCTCTTGTGTTAACTTCCCTGATGATGGATTATAAGATTGCTTTTTGGTAAATCTGGTTTTAATTTTCTCAACAAATTTAAATGCTTTATCTTTTGGCATATTACCAGTATCGATTTTAAAAACAAGACGTTCTGGTGAGCGAACAATTCTATAAATAATAACAGATGTTTCTAATAATTTTAGCTGGTTATATGGTACCTTTGCTTTTTCCAGGTAACCAAGTATATGTTTTCTAGTCTGACCATATTGACCATAATCAATAAATCCTATCTGCTCTGGATTGAACACTATGACATCTTTATCTATTTCTGCCTGTGCTAATGAAGTTGCGGATGTTATATTATGTTCACCCTTCAAGTACTGAAAATATTTTATTACTTTACCGGTCATTCTGTCATATAAGTAATCCATTGTTTCTGCCGGTAGCTTTTTAATGTTAAATATACCCAAACTTGGACTCGATTCTTTAATTATTCTTTCATAAAACACTCTACCATCTACCATGTAACTTCGCATAAAGTCAGGAATTTTATTGTTTATATCAAGTTTTTTGTAGAATAAATCGTTAAATTCGGTGATTAATGTCTCAGTGATATTTTTGTTGGACGAAATTTCACCGTCTGTTATGACAAAATTTAATATGTTACCATCATCATTTTCCATGGTTGATTCATTTATAGCATCTTCAATAACATCAGCAATTTCAGGTGCTTCGGCCATTTCTCTATAGTTTTTTATGCGTGCTTGCTCATTTTTAAATGTCTTGTTTATATTGCTATCATAGAAGGTATTAAATGAACCAAGTCCAACTAAACCATAGGAACCAGCCAAATTTTCTACACCTTCGCCACTCATATCATCTACTTTTTTAGGCGACACTGCACCATCACCCTTATTAGCAAATGATTTTATTGATTCATCTAATGTGCTTCTGCCAGTTAATCTATCAAACCAATTCATTATTTACTCCCCTTTACCATAGCCATATCAATAGTATTTATAACAATTGATGGTAAAATATTCGTTGTGCATTCAAATTGTTTAGCTTTACCTATTTTATAAGCAGGGCACCAATTCCAATCGCCTCTGTCAAACTTATATTCAAGATTATTATAGCAACCATTACACACATCTTTATTTATGATTCTATAGCATGATTCCATTTCTGCCCATTCTTTACTAAATCCTGATATAAGAATAGTCGGTACATTTAATGCCCACGCTAACCATGTTGGTCCTGAGCTAACACCTATAAATATTTCAGCATTGAGAATGTGATTAATTGTTTGGTTTATGGTACAGTTAGTCCTATCAATAATGTACTTTAATTTTGTTGGCTCTTTACTTATTACCATGGTTTTGATGTTCTTTGTGCTTAAATCATCAATCACTGTCTGCCAACCTGATGGATAATTCCATTCTTTTGACTTCACTGTGGAAAATTCAGATATAGCAATATATTTTTCTTTTCTCTTCTTTTTGTTATTTATGGGGGTAACTATTCGTGGTCGTATCTCTTTATATTCAAGGCCTAAGCTGTCCGCTGATACCTGCTGCAAAGGTATTAATCTCCAATTATTCTTATTAAAGTTATAGTCATTATCTCTGCATCCTACTGTATAGGACGCATATAAACCAGGTATAGGACTATCAGGGTCAACAAATGATATATCAGTATAGTTATCTTTGAATAAGTTGTTCCAGAAGGTTGAAACATACAGCTTGCATTTATGCTTCTTACGGAATTCCTCGGCATATGGAAACCAGGCTATTGTGTCGCCCAGTGACTTGCTATCAAGTGATATTTTAACCTTTTTGCCCTCAAGATTTAATATATGCTCATCTATAAGTACCTCATCCCTATACACTTTTATCTTCCAATTCGTGTAATATTGTCTATTAGCTCTTGTCCAGTTATTAGCTTCTATGTTTCCTGTGTGTACCATAATATCCATATCAGTATCGATGAATTCAACACGATATTTTGAGTCATTTTTACCGAGAATCTCTACCTTAGTATAGTTATTGAATGTGTAAATAATTTCTTCAAGTTTAACGTCTTCAATGAACCCTATGCTATCACTATCATTCCAAGCGTGACCTTTTATTGAATCATCATAGAATTTAAATCGGGTGTCTGTGTACTTTTTATTAGGTATTAAGTCTATTGTTGTTATATCTTCATTGTTTATTATTTCTAAGTTACCAGTCTTATCGAACACCTTATAATATATGTCACTAGGGTTTAAGTCATCGGTTTCTAATATTTCACCATTATATGTTATGTCAAAATACTCAGTTGAATCCGACCTCATATTAATTACAAATAGTACCACTTTGCCATCATCAGTATCAGATAAACATATTTTTATACCGGGTTCATATTCTCCTTGGTCAACAATATTACGAATCTGCATATCAGGTAATATTTCTATTTCATCAATATTACCGTAGGCTTGTATATAATTATAGAACCAGTATTCAAGAATATAGTCATCATTTACGTTACATTTGCTTGATATATCCATAGATGTTTCGGTATAATCGTTCCATGTATTGATAGGAACAAGCAGGCTGTTAAGCCAATCAACATCAAATGAGAATACACAGGTATGAATACTTCTACCATCATCTTTATACGCAAAGGCAGCTAATTTCTTATTATTAAGTCTTGTTTGATTAACGTTATCCAGATGTTCATCAAGAGAATTAGATTTAAATCCAACATCATATTCAATAAAATGAGCATATTTATACTTACCTGCAATGGCTTTTACAGCATTGTATAGTGATGAATAGCAGGAGGCACCATGGTACTTATT